AGATTGCGACCCGATCCGGCGAACTCCGAACCGACCTTGTTCTGCACCGCGTTGGCGGCCTGGTTGAACGTGGAGTCCAGATACGGGTTGCTGTTGAGATACGCACCGTTCGCCGCGTTCGTCGTGTAGTTGTTGGCCGCGTTCAGCGAGGATGTGCCGTTTTGCCCCATGTTCTGGGCATTGGTCAGGTACTGCTCCTGAATGGACGACAGCGGTGCAACGGTCTGGCCGGGGTAGTACGGTGCGCCACCCTGGTTGTAGAGGTTCTATGCCTGCGAGGCGCCGAAGCTGTTGGCGCTATCGAGCCACGCCGGCAGCTGGGTCTTCGTGGTCTGCGTTACATTGGATGGACTGCCACCGCCGCTCATGATCCGCCCCCGAGTGCCGCCAGTGTCAGCGGAAGATAGTTGATCGGTCCTTGCTGACTGCCCGATGGCGCAATGCCATGGCTGCCGAAGGGATTGCCGGCGGGGTTACCAGAAGGATAGGTCTGCGGCGAAGGCATGCCCTGCGGGAGCTGGCCGTTGAACGGCTGCGGAATGGGCGTTTGCCGGTTGAATGATGGGCCTGCCATCTGCTGCGCCTGCTGGTTCCACATGCCGCCGATCGGCTGTCGCGCTATCGGGGTCATGGAATACGGCGACGGCGCCGGTATGGCCGATGGCGTTGCCTGCGGTAACTGGCCGATCGGAGGTCCGCCGCCCGTCCCTTGCGATGCGGCGGAACTCGCCATGTACAGCGGGTTGACGCCACCATTCGGGTTAATTGCGCCGCCGCCAGAGCCCACGGCATTCACGCCCGCGCCGTAGCTCGGGCCCTGGTAACCCGCGTTCCCAAACTAGCCGTAGCCGCCTACGCCGCCGTAGCCATTGAAGGGACTATCCACCGCCATGCGTCCAAGAATGGGCATGTAGGGTTGATTAAACTGATCCATGGATGAACCTTCTGATCATAAGGTAGTCGTTATCGAGCGGCAGATAACGCCGCCACCCTTTGCGCCCAAGCAGTCGCAGCTCCTTGCACCCGATGGACTCGGCCCAGCGCGTGAAATCATCGGCCGCGCCGTGAATCCATCGTCTGGCGTTCTTGCCGCCGGCAAACATGACATAGCCGATACGCCCTGCCGGGTAATCGCACCACGATGTCACAACAAAGGCGTCCGCGTTGTACCAGAGGATCATCTGGCCGTTCATGAGCGCACGGAACACGCTCTCTTCCGTGTGTTCGCCGCCGTGTTCTATCGCCGGGCGGATCTGGCTGTAAACACGAGCCCATAGTTTCGGGATATGCGGTGTTGCCACTGGATTCATTGGGTGGACCTTGGGTCAAAGTCGATTTCCACGCCCTGCGCATAGGTCGTGTTGCTGCCCAGAAGAACCTTGAAGGCGTGGGCGTAGCCGTTGGAGCGAAAGGACGACTTGCGGGTACGCGTTTCGCGGGCAACATAACTGCCGAACGCCTGAACATCGTCATCGGACTGCGTGGCGGCAATAGCGACCTGCGCCACGTCATCGGCCAGCACGCGTGCCGACCATACGTCCGATTTCATGTCCGATTGGAGGCGGAATATCTTGGTCTGGATCTCACCGGCCGGCTGTGTACCCGTGAAGCTGCCCAGTTTGTAGGTCGTGTCGAACGCCTGCGGGATGTGTGCGCTACTGCTCAGCCCCTCGAACAGCGCCACGGTCGTGTTGACCGCGTAACTCCACACGTCCTCCTGGAAGTTGTACACCAGCACATAGTCATTGGACCCTGCGGTGCTGGGGAAACTCCAATAGGCGCATTGCGTCTTGGAATCAACAGCGGCGCGTACTTTCGACGTGTCGTAGCACTTGGCAAAGAACCAGAGATTGACCGCGCCGTAACCTATCGGCTTGACGGTGTTGCCATCGGTAGCATAGAAGCCATCGCCCGACAGAAAGAACACCGTGTCGCCCATCTGCGCGGCGGCACGAGGTGTCAGCAGTCCGCGCTTGCGCTCGAACGTGTAGAAATCAAACACCACATCGCCGCCGACGTACCGCATACGGACGATGCCGCGCTGCTGGAAGATGATGCCGAATTCCTCACCCGCTGCGATGTACTGTACCGGGCCGTATTCGGCATAGAGATCCTGGTAGCCCGATTGCGCGGCGCGTGCGTCCTGGGTGAGCGGCGTAGGCCATGACGTGGCATTTGCCAGTCCCGACCACTGCACGCGATGCGTATGCGGGCCGTCAATGTAAGTCAGGTTACCCAGCACCACGAAGTCGCGCACGATGGCAATCACACTGCCAATCGGTGGCGATCCGGCCAGATCAGCAAAGGCTGACGACGTGCTGACCGTCCATGCCTGCACGGGGTCAACGCCATTCGTTGCCATCAGGCAGTCACCATATGCCTGGAACTGCCATCCTGCCGTGCCGCTGTAGGCGCCGGCCGACTTGGAGACTTGCGTAGGTGTGCCCGACACGATGTGGTACAGGTCGCCGCCAGCCGCACAGAAGACCTCCTGCGCGCCGCTATCATCGACGGCGCACGCATCCCTTACCGTGGCAGGGACTGCTGTGCCGGACGTCACCAGCGGCTTGAATAGGCGCCATGACGCGCCGGTGTAAAGCACATTCTGCGCGTCGTCCAGATTAACCCTCTGGCTGTTGAGCCACATCAAGGGAAGGCCGGGCTCGATGTTCTTGTCATCGTCCGGCATCCACTTGCCGAACTGAACGGTGGCCGTCGTCGCCATCAGCCCGGCCTCATGACCGGGGGTGATCCGCTGGTGCGCTCGCGGCGATCCATCTGCTGGACCTGCTGCGCGATGGACTGATACCGCTGTTCCCAATACGGGACAGCCTGCGCGTCGTTCATGTAGGTTCCCGCTTCCAGCATCGACGCTGCAAAGATCAGGTCGGGATTGACTGACGTAAGCCAATTTGTGGCATTGCCAAAGTTGAGACTGGGCAGTCGCGCGAAGTACAGCATCGACACCGGATAACTGGCGTCGGGATAGGGGCCGAGAATGAAGTTCTGCGCCTCGCGGGCGTAGTAGCGTGGCTGGCCCTGCGATGACTGGATCTGATAGTTCGAGCGCAACTGGAACGGCGACATGCGTTCAAGCTCGAAGAGATAGGCGCCCGCTGCATCCGTAACGTACAGATTGCGCATTTCCAGATAATCAGCGGGAACGGGGAATGCCCCGCTGGCAACTGTCGGTGTGGCTATCTGCTCCATCGCCGCCACGCGCAACTCGCGATAGATCCGCGCCTCAGCCTGCGAAATAAACGTGGTGACAACCGGCGAAAGGTCGGACCGCGCCAGATAGTCCGTGATCGCACTTTGCAGGGTGGTGTAATCGGTAATCATAGCGTGGCGTTCACCGTCTTGAAGGCCGGCATCTCAAGGTTCAACTTGCGGAACAGACGCTTCTTGCCGTCTTCGTCAAGGTTGAACAGGTTGATGCCTTCCTTCATCAGCTCCATCGCCACGATCGGCGGGATGGAAGCAACGCGATGCATATGGCTACCGCGAAACTTGCCGGTTTCCGGTCCTGCATTACGCAAGTCCTGGCAGGCCTGTAGATGGTCGTACAGATCGACCTCGCGCCGGATGATTAGATTGTTGTCCGCGTCGAATCGGTAGCGCTCGTCGAACGCTCTCACCGCGAGACTTCCGTGATGTTGAGGTCTCCCGTCGCGGTGCCGTCCTGAATGACGGCCACCTTGTCTCCGGGCGCCACCTTGAAGTATTCGCCGTGCCTGCCAGCGGCAATCAGAGCCGATGCGGCTGTAGCGGTAGGATTGGGGCCTGTCTCGATGTGGCACGCACCCGTAGCCACCACGCGCACAGCAAACGTGGACGCACCCACGGCTGCCGATTGCACGGATGCCGCGCCGAGGGCCACGTTCTGCCCGGTACCGGCAAGCAAATGGCCGTAATCGTCTTTGTCCATGACTCACTCCGTAAAAGGCAGGGCGCCCGAAGACGCCCCGCCATGGGGGTTACGATCAGCTCAGGGCGTAGATCGCGCCGTGGGCTTTCTCATTGGACATTTCCAGCGTCCATTCCTGCAGGATCTGGACCTTCTG